GCCGACCTGCGCGATGCTGACCTGCGCGGTGCTGACCTGCGCGATGCTGACCTGCGCGGTGCCAACCTGTGCGGTGCCAACCTGCGCGATGCCAAAGGATGTTATCTATCATGCCCGACCGAGGGTAGTTTCATCGGTTGGAAAAAAGCCTCTGGGCATATCGTAAAATTACGAATTCCGGAAGATGCGCGGCGCAGTTCGGCAACGGGACACAAATGCCGTTGCGATAAAGCATACGTCATGGAGATTCAGAACATGGACGGCACCAGGGCAACTGTGGATGCCGTTCGTTCCGGCCATGACCAAAACTTCGTCTACACCGTCGGTGCCACAGTCGAAGTTCCGGATTTCGACGATAACAGGTGGAGCGAATGCGCACAGGGTATTCATTTCTTCATCGATCGCAGGGAAGCGGTGGAGTACTAATGACGCACGGTTCTCTATTCAGCGGCATCGGCGGCTTCGACCTGGCGGCCGCGTGGGCCGGCTGGACGAACGTCTTCAACTGCGAGATCGACCCGTTCTGCCGGCGCGTATTGAAGTATCATTTTCCCGAATCGGAACAATATGAAGACATACGAACAACAGACTTTACCGTTTGGCGCGACCGCGTCGACGTGCTCACCGGCGGTTTCCCGTGCCAGCCGTTCAGCCTCGCGGGCAAACGCAAGGGTACGGCCGACGACCGCTACCTCTGGCCCGCAATGCTCGGAGTTGTTCGGACTGTTCGACCGCGCTGGGTCGTGGGCGAGAACGTTCTCGGAATCGTTAATTGGTCGCAGGGAATGGTTTTCGAGCAGGTGTGCGCTGATTTGGAGGCGGCAGGATACGAGGTGCAAGCGTACCTTATACCAGCTGCGGGCGTCGGTGCTCCCCATCTGCGATACAGAACATGGTTTGTTGCCCACCGTGGTGACGCAAGGGCTGAAAGTTCATGGCAAGAGCGATTCGGAGCCATTGTCGCCGGCTCTACTGCCGACACCGGTCGCGTCGGATTGCGGGAGCGGGCGTGTGAACAGGAGCTTGTCGAAGGGTGCATCCGAGCGGCCGACGCTCGCGCTTGCAGCGCGGATGGGGCTGTTGTCGACGCCGACGGCCTGCGATGCGAAAAACAATTCGTTTCCTCTCAGTCATGCGAAGCGGAAGAGCGGAGTCGTCCACGACGTCATGATTTCGCATCTGTCCCGAACTGGGAAGGGTTCCCGACTGAGTCCCCGATATGTGGCCCAGATGATGGGCTTTCCGCCGGACTGGACGGAATTACCTTTCCGGCATGGTGCAGGGAGTCGATCAAAGCCTACGGCAACGCCATAGTCCCGCAGGTGGCGTTGCGGATTTTCGAAACGATAAATGAATACGAGAAATTATGAAAATGGTAACATTGGGAATCAGGTGGAGTGAATTATTCGGTGAGCATAAAGGAGATATGTCCGATAAAATGCGCCGTTCGCGCTGGGAAACATGGAAACAGTTGAGCCGAGATCACGGTCGTTTTGAAAGCATTGCCTGGTGGAGTACTCCCGAGGAACTTTGCTTTAATTGTGAACATTGCGACGGTGACTGGTGTAGATTTCAGTCGCTTCCTTGCACCGTAAACCCGATAACGACATTCTCGAATAACGAAATAGGCTTGGCTTGTATGGGTGTAGGTTATCGCAATAAACAACTACAATTTGAATTCATATGAAAACGTGTCCTCAAAAACGGTTGGCCCGCTGATGCAATCATCGGGCGATTTTCAAGAGTGTGGAATTCGAAAGTTATAAAGGATGAAAAAGATTATGTTCAACGACCGCTACGGCTTGACGAAGGCGGTCATCGAGAGTCGAAAGACCATGACGAGGCGGTTAGCCGATCCCAAATCGAAATATGAGGAATTGCGACTTTGGCAACCTTGTATAGAAATGGAATTTGGCTTATATGGCTATACCGAGAATGACGGGTGGGAATATATCGAACCGTATTACTTTGTCGGCGAGGTCGTGGCTGTGGCGCAGAGTTATAGAGACGTGTGTGCCAGTGGTTTCGAACCAAACGCCGCCATATTGCGCCTCTTTGAAGATCAACGTCTGGCAAGTTGGTCAAATAAGATGTTCGTTAAGGCCGAGTTGATGCCCCATCAAATCCGCATCACCGGAATCAAGTGCGAGCGGTTGCAGGATATTTCGGACGCGGGGTGCATGAAAGAGGGAGTAGTAGGCGGGATAATTGGGTATTATGTTCCAGGCATAAAATGCAAGGATTGGAGCAAAGAATCGTATGTAGATACCGAGGACGGCAGAACTTGGAAATTATTCCCTACTCCCCGCGAAGCCTTCGCTTCGCTGATTGACAAGGTGTCGGGACGGGGAACGTGGAAACGCAATCCGTGGGTCGTGGCGTATGAGTTCGAATTGGTGAAATAGGAAGCTATGACGATATTGAGAATACGCATACAGGGATGCGGGTGTAATAACTGTGGACGCAATATGTATCGAAGATATTTGTCCGTGTGCATATTGGGGCGTTATTACGAGTTTTTTAGATTCCGAGGGGTTTGCAAAGATTGCGACCCTCCGTTCTGAAAAGATAGCGAGATTCTGGCAAAATCTCGAAATAATTACAAAAAAATTGGAGACTATGAGAGAAATTAAATTCAGAGGCAAACGCCTCGACAACGATATACAAACTGGCCCTGCTGATGGCTGGGTAACAGGGTTCTACTATCAAGGCCTTTGCGAAGGCGAGGTAAGGCATTTCATTGCATCGTACCCCTGCGTATGGGAAGTCGATCCCGCTACCGTCGGCCAGTACACAGGGCTGAAAGACAAGAACGGAAAGGAGATTTGGGAGGGCGATATATTCAGAGATAATAACGAAGTTCTGCGGTCAGTCTTCCGAGTTACCGGAGGACTTGCTTTTGAGGATAATTCGGTGTCGTTCGGTTATGACCATAGAGCGCCAGTATATCCGTATTCTCCCATTGCTGAAATGCAGAACGTATCATGGTTGTCTCAATGTTGCGAAGTTATCGGCAACATCCACGATAACCCCGAATTATTGAAAAGAGGTGAGTAATGAAAAGCGAAAAGGCAAAACGATATTTGTTGAAAGTCGTAGCGCCGATAGCGATGATGTATCCAGAATATCCGGAAGAGTGCGATTTGAAATTGGGAGAAGCTAAACGGGCCGTCGAACTTGCCGAGCAAGAGGCTGAGGCGCGGATGCGAAAAGAATTGACCCGCTGGAATGATCCCAACAAGCCGCCGACGGATGAGATGCGTGTCATTGCAAAGGTTGTGTTACCCAATGGCGCAACGCTCGTAACGGGTGCATGGTATGCGGTCAACGAATTCCCGACAGGCTGGAGCGTAGACCTTGACAGAACGTTCGAGAATCTGCGTGTTTTGGGCTGGCGGCCGATTTACGAAAACGGTGATAACCGGTAAAACAGGAGACCATGAACTACCAATTAAAAATAGGTGACATACAACTTTACAAGGGCGACTGTTTACAGGTAATGCCCCTGCTTGCAGATAACAGCGTGGACGCAATAATATGTGACTTGCCATATGGAACGACCTCATGCAGTTGGGACAATATTATTCCGTTTGAGCCTATGTGGAGGGAGTTTAGCCGCATCTGCCGTGGTGCTATTGTATTGTTTGCCACCGAACCTTTTACTTCCTCGCTCGTGGCGAGCAATTTCAAGATATTCAAAGAGAAGCTAACGTGGGTAAAACACAAGCCAAGCAATATTGGCAATGCCAAAATCCGACATTTGAAATACTCAGAGGATATTGTAGTGTTCTCTTATAGCAAATACACATTCAATCCTCAATACACCGAGCGCATATCAGATAGAGTGCGCCAGGCGCAGAAAGGTAATAGTAAACAGTGGCGCACAAACAAGAAGCCCACGCAAGAGGTTTCATTTGCAACTGAGTACCCTCCGAGGGATTGGTATACGTTTGACGCAGACCGCAAATTGCAAGGTAATGTGATAACCATTCCAAGCGTTGTCTCTAATTCAAAGGAGAAAGTCAGTCATCCGACACAAAAGCCTATACGCCTTATGGAATATCTTATCCGAGCTTATACCAACTATGGCGATTGCGTGCTTGACTGCACGATGGGCAGCGGCTCCACGCTTGTCGCTTGCGTCAATACAGGGCGTAGGGGCATCGGGATTGAGCTAAACCAGGAATACTATAATATTTCAGTGAAGCGAGTAAAAGAAAGCGTTGGTATGGACGAGGAGGTGAAACTCGAAAGGTAGGGAAGCCACGAACCCCAGAGATGAAAAACGTTACTCCCGTCCGGTCGGCGAGCGGTTCGAGTATGAAGGCGAGACCGTAGAGGTTGTAGGTTATGATCGAAATAAAGAGGGATGTGCATGTCGGGATTGTGCGCGTTTTGGCAATTGCTCTTACAACGAGATGACAGGCAGCTGTCGTTGGTACGAACGAGAGGATGGGATGGATGTAATATTCCGGAAAGTAGAACAGGTATAACTGTTTGATATAAAAAGAGGCGATCCCGAAAGATTACCCCTCACCCAAGAACAAAGGTAGTAATTAATTCGGGATTTGCAATGAACCATTTTATCTCAATTCAGGCCGCAGCCGATGAGTACGGCATTTCGACACGTTGGATATGGAAATCGATTCGAGTGGATCGGACACTCGGCACAGTCGTCCGCAACGGGCGGATCTATCTGCGCCGCATCGAGTGGGAGGCATTTGTCGAACGGCATCCCCGACTGATCGAAGAGTGGCATGATTTACATGCACACCTACAATACCGCTATATCGGGCAATGAAAAAGAGCGAAAAGTTGAAAGAATCGTCTCCCCGATAGGCGATCTTTGCATATATGGGCAAGCTCACGATCAAACAGGAAAAGTTTTGCAATAAGTACCTCGAATGCGGTAATGCGTCCGAGGCATATCGCTATGCTTACAGATGTTCGAACATGAGCGATAACACGGTATGGAATAATGCCTATCTGCTATTACAAAACAGCGAGGTTGCAGCGAGGATCGAATATCTGAAAACTCACCTTGCCGAGGCTGCGGGCATCTCGGCCTTGCAGATCATCCGCGAGCACCAGAAGATCGCCTTTTCGGATGCGACCCGCATTCGTAACGGCTGGATGTCGCTTAAAGAGTTCGAGTCGCTCACGGACGATGAGAAGGCATGTATAAAGTCGATCAATACCAAACAGGTCAAACGGATCGCTTCGAATGGCGATGAGATTGTCGAGGAGTTCGTGAAGATCGAGTGCTACGACAAGCAGAAGAGTCTCGACAGCATCATGAACATGTTGGGTTACGCAGCGCCGAAGGAGGTGAAACTATCCGGAAAGATAGAAAATCCTGCCGTCGCTCCCGTCGTCATTCAAATAGACGCGGAGGATGCGTTGTCGATCGAAAAAACACCGCCTGCCGATGCATCGTCTGCCTGACATCCGCACCTATCGGGGGAAAGTGTATCGTTACCTCATGTATCGGTACATGCAGTACAGGGAACAGGATGCGGTGTTGAAGATTTTTAATGAAGGGTCGAGCCGTTCGGGGAAGACCTACGATGCCTTCGATTTTCTGTACGACATCTGTACGCTCGCACTATCCCCGCTCAATATCTTCGTATATCGAAATACGTTGCAGGCCTGCAAGGAGATCACCCTTGCCGATTTCCGCAAGAAACTGACCCTGCGCGGCGTCTACGATCCCGATGCGATGCGCAGCGAGAATCAACATCCCGACTACTATATCAACAACTCCGTGATCCATTTCCGCGGATTGGACAGAATGGATAGCCGTGAAGGATACGATTGCGACATCATCTACATCAACGAGATGCTGGACGACATCTCGAAGCAGCAGTACAAAAATATCACGATGCGTTGCACGACGATGGTCATCGGCGACTGGAATCCCAAATATACCGAACATTGGGCCTTCGAACTGGAAGGGCAGCCGCACACCTATTTTACGCACACGACATACAAAGACAATCCGTTCTGCCCGCCTGGGGTTATACGAGAGATCGAATCCTATGAACCTACACCGGCGAACATTGCTGCGGGCACGGCCGACGAGTGGCGATGGAAAGTCTATGGATTGGGAATCCGTGCAGCGAAAGAGGGTCTTGTCTATCCGAATATCGACTGGATTGATGAATTTCCGTCCGACCTGGAAAGGGTCGTGTTCGGCCTCGACTTCGGATTTACGAACGATCCTACGGCGCTCGTCCGTCTGGGGCTTCGGGGGCTTGATCTATACATGAAGGAAGAGTTTTATGCACCCTGCTCCGATCCGGCCTTGCTCTATGATGCGATCGAGGGGACAGTCGGGCGGATGCCCATATTCGCCGACTCGGCGGACAAATACGCTAAAAATCCCGAATCGATGGTCGACGGCCTGCTGCTGCGCGGGCTCAGCGTGGTGAAGGCGAAGAAATATGCCGGTTCCGTAACGGACGGAATTCACATGGTCAAATCGTTCCGCCTCCATATCGTCCGCAGCCGTAATTTCCAAACCGAGGCCAATTCCTATGTGTGGGATTCGGTGAACGGCATTACGATCAACCAGCCGATCGACAAATTCAATCACTTGTGGGATGCGGCCCGATACGCTGTAATGGAGTATCTCTATTGGGTCTGCAACCGCCGAAAATGAAAAAACAGCGAAAAGTTCGGAGAACCTTCTTTTATCGCCCTTACATTTGCTTCAAAGGCTATGTGCAATGAGATTCAGCTTGAAGTGGCGAAGTAAAAGTCAGGACTTGACGACAAAACCGGAGTGCGGAACTTCGACAGCGGAGGAACAGCGGTTCGTCTCTGTGCGCGATTTTCTCTCGGCAATGGGATTGGGCAGCGGTAGTACGATCGACTGCGACACCGTTGCCGGACAGACTATCGCTTACGCACGGTGCAGCGCGTTGTTTTCGGTCGTGACCAAGAAATCCGCGGCAATTCGCAACGCCCGCTGGTGGGCTGTCGATCCGTCGGACGACGCTCGCCAGGTCGCAGGTCGCACGGAGGAACTGAACAGGTGGAAGCATCCGAATGACTTTCAAACGATCGAAGATTTCACGGCGATGATCGAAGCCTTCAAGGATATTTACGGAAAAGCCTATATTCTTCGCTGGGAGCCGGTCGGTGTGCCCACGGCCTACGAACTCTACGTGATTCCGAATCCGCTTGTTCAGGAGGTGACGACCTCCGAATTCACCGGTTTCCGGCCCGATCCGCAGATCGATTATTATATGGTTTCGATCAACGATTATCAAATTCGTGTCGATCGGGATCAAATGTTCGTCGTGCGGGATTCGGCCTATAATCCGAATATCTTCGGAGCATCGCAGTCGCGTCTGTCAGCCTTGCAGAACGCCGTCAATCCTTTCGTGTCGTCATTCGAGGCGCAGAACGAACTCATCATCAACAGAGGGGCATTGGGTATCATCTCGTTGAACAGCGAGGATTTCCGGACATCCGTGTTGCCGGAGAACAAGGAGGATCGGGAGCAGGCACAAGCGGCCCTGCGGCGATACGGCGTGATGAAGGGCCAATATAAGTACATCGTGACCGGATTGAAGGCCGCTTTCGTGCAGATTTCGGCCAACATGAAGGACATGAATCTCACGGAGGTACAGCGCAATGCCAAGAAGGAGATCGCCGATGCCTATCAAGTGCCGTATGTACTGATCGACACCGAAGGTACGACCTATGCGAATCTTACGGCGGCCGAGGTCAAATTGTACAACGATGCGATCAAACCGGATGCAGAGCGAATATCGGAGGTATTGAACGCGGCGCACGGGTTCGACGGATTCCGCATCGTTCCCTATTTCGATCACCTGTCGATCTTCCAGGAAGCGAAGCGGCTGTATGCCGACTCGCTGACGGCGGCCGTGACGGCTGCCAGCAACGCGATCGCCTCCGGTCTCATTACCGAGCAACAGGGGAAAAACATCATTGCAAACATTCTGGAATAATGAACAAACTACTGTATAAAAAAGTCATGAGCCGCGGCGGGGCTTTCAAGCAAGCGCCGATATTGAAGGCCGATGTCGTGGACGAGGAGAAACACATCATCCTCGTGAAGTTCTGTTCGTTCGGAACGGTCGATTCGGACGGCGACATGCTGATGAAGGGCTGCATCAGCAAGAGTATTCAGGAGCGCGGGCCGGCGTCTGCGACGAACCGGAAGATACAATTCCTGTGGCAGCACGAGACGAAGAACCCGATCGGCCGCATCCTGTCGATCGAGGAGAAGGACGACGGCGGATACGCCACGGTGCAGCTCTCGGATTTCGATGCCGTGCCGGACGCTCGCCGCGCATGGGTGCAGATGCACGAAGGGGTGCTCAACCAGTTCTCGATAGGCTATCGGTATGTATGGGACAAATGCGATTACGATCCCGACCTCGACTGCCTGATCGTGAAGGAGATTATTCTGCACGAGATTTCGGTCGTCACCTTCGGCGCCAACGAGCACACGGAGTATATCGGCGACATGAAAGCCTTGGACGACATGGAACGATATGTCAAGGCATTACGGGAGACCGCGCCCGATGAATACGAAAAAGTACACAGCAGAATACTGTCGATGTTCAAAGCCGAGCCGGCCCCCGCGCCACTCACTTCACGCAGTTCGGTATTCGAAAAATTAGGTCAAATCAAAAGCTGAAAAACATGGCATTCAAATTCAAGAAATTCGAACTGCCCGACAGCGGGGAGTTCTCGGATGTGGATCGCAAGGGCATGGAATTGCTCGGCAAGCACATCAACGACCAGCTCGAAATGCTGGCCGAGGGGATCAAATCGGAGGAAGAGATCGTCGAGTCGGTAAAATCGTCGCTCGGGAAACTGGGCGTGTCGGCCGAGAAGATCGCGGAGATCGAGAAGGCTCTCAAGGAGCAGGGGAGCGAGATTCGCCGTTCGATGAGCGGCAGCGCCGGCAAGGGCCGCACGATCCGCGAGCAGATCAAGGCGTTCCTTTCGAGCGACGAGGCGAAACGCGCTTTCGCGGAGAAACGCAATACGGCGCTCGAACTGGAGATCAAAGCGGCTGCTACGACGATCACCGTGGCGGCCAATACCGCGGCGGTTACAGCGCTCAACACCGAAGTAGACCGCACTATCCATTACGCGCCGAGCGAAGACACGCGCGTCGTAGAACGGTTGTTCAAGGGCTCGACCAACTCGCCCAATATCACGTGGGTGGATCGCAAGCCCGGCAACGGCGCTCCTGCATTCATCGCCGAGGGGGCCTTGAAGCCCGCTATGGACTGGTCGTATGTCCCTGAGACGTCGACGGCGAAGAAAGTGGCCGTATCGGCCAAAATCTCCTACGAGATGCGCGACGATTTCGACTATATGCAGTCGGAGATCGACAACATGCTGCGCACGTCGCTCGTTCAGGAACGCACGAAACAGCTGCTCACCGGTGAGGGCACGGGCGTGAATCTCAAAGGCATCCTTACGGCTGCTGCCGCCTATACGGCCACCGCGCTCGACGGGACGGTCGAAATGGCGAACAAGGCCGATGCGATCCGCGCAGCGATCCTCCAGATGCGGAACCTGAACTTCTATCCCGACGTGGTGATGCTCAACCCTTCGGATCGGGCCTCCATCGACCTGACGAAGGATTCGACGGGTCACTACATCTCGGACGAGCTGTTCCGGCTCATCCGCGGGGTGGAGATCGTGGAATCGACCTACGTCAAGGCCGGCGATTTCCTCGTTGCCGATACGAGCAAATGGAACGTTCGCCCGTACAAAGGCATTCGCGTCGAATTCGGGTGGGTCGACGACGACTTCCAGAAGAATCTCTTCACGGTCATCTGCGAGGAGCGTCTGCACTCGTACTTCGCATCGGTCGATCAGGGGGCGTTCGTCAAAGGCGCGTTTGCGACCATTATCGCCGCCTTGCAGAAACCGGCTGCCGAGTCTTCGAAGGTGGCAGCCTAAGTCAAACACGTTAAACGAACAAGAATATGGCAACGAAAGAAGAAAAGACCAATGTGGACTTCAACGATCGCGTGACGGTCTACGGAACCGGCGGCCCCGGCAATACGCTGGAGAAGGGCAAAGCCTATAAGGTGCATCCCGTACATGCCAAGACGCTCATCAAGTTGGGCCGCGCCACCGAGAAACGGTGAAGTAATTTCAGGACGCAGGGGTTTGATCGCCCCTGCGCCCGCTAAATACATTTCCCATGATTATCGACAACACCTATTTCGAGAAGGATCCGATCTACATCTCCGGCATCGCCAATCGGAAGGACGACAAGCCGACGGCGCTCGCTCAGGCACTCATCGATTCGGCGAACTCCTACATCGCCATTTACGAGCCGAGATTCCTCCGCAATCTGCTGGGTGAGGCACTGGCGGCGACGGCGGAGGAGAATCCGCAGATCGTTGCGCTGCTCAGAAACGAGGCGACCAAGACCTCGCCCATTGCGAACTATGTCTATTTCTACTGGCTGCGCACGCATACTACGGTCGGCACACCGGCCGGCGAGAAGGTGCAGCGTGGGGAATATTCGGACGAAGCGAGTCCGCGCATCCGCGCCGTAGAGGTTTGGAACGATATGGTGCGCCAATGCTGCGTCCTGCGGCCGAAGCTCGTCGAACTGGGGGCCGTGCCGGACTATTGTTCGGCAATTTTCGAACCCGCAAACTTATTCGGATTATGATCGTCAAATCGACCGACACCGTTCGGGACATCATCATCGGCAGGGCGGCATTGTTCAACCTCGAAAGCCGTCGGTTTGCAGAAGAGATCAAGAGACGGGCGGAACCGGAATGCTGCGTACTGCATCGGCGGTGGCTGCCGGACAGGCGTATTGCGGCCCGCGATCCGAAACACATGACGATGCGCGATCTGGCGGTGCTGAACGCGACGAACCGCTCCACCGATTACTTCGTCAACGTGTTGTCGCAAATGCTCGGCATCCCGAAAGAGAAGGTCGCGGATTTGCGGTTCATCCGTGCGTACCGCTACTTTCTGCACTGCATGGACACGCTCGCGGCCATCTCGAAGAGATTCGCCGATCTGAAAATCGAACCGACCGACGAGGAGCGGCAGGCGCAGATCGACCGCCCCGACCGAGGCATCGCCGCCGTGGTGCGCAAGTACGTGCAGATCATGAACGGCGCCGTATCGCCCGCGTCGGTCTACGGCATGGAGTGGAGCGTCGTCTACGAAGCCTTCGAGTCGACGACGAACGACGTGATCGAGCAGCGCAATCTCAGCAGGATACAAACCTCTAAAATCAAAAGAAGATGACCGACAACAAGGAATACGAGTACATGGTCGTCGGGCAGACGCCGCCGGCCCGCCGTATCGTGGGAGTGAAGATAAACTCGCTGAACGACCATATCGACAAGGCCGCCGGGGCGTGCGGCTTCGGTTCGTATATCTATGCCCGCCTTAAAGAGACGAACTACATCCTGGGGACGATCACGGAGTATCCGGTCGTCGTGCGGCAATTCTTCGAGACGATCACGCCGACGGATCTCGATGGCGTCTACAAGCGCGCCTCGAAGTTCCTCTTCTGCGGCGACCTCGGCGAAGCGGAACCCGATACCGCGACGCAGGTCATGCCGATCGTCGAGGAGATGATCGACCGCTCGGCGGAGTTTTTCGAGGCATTGCGGGATCGGGGAGTCGAGGTGCAGGTCACGAAGATCACCCCGTTCGCCGCCCGATTCGATCAGCTGGTCTGCGGAGTCGAATGCGAGGCGACGATGACCTATTCGACCTGCAACAATGGATAGGATCGACAAGATACTGCGCTATTTCGATCCGCAGCGATTCATCGAGGTGTGCGAAGCGCGGTTCGATACGCTGCGCACGCAGGTCGTGGCGAATCTGCAAACGAAGACGGGCAGCAGCGGAAAGCGGGTCAACAGCCTCGGCGTGCCGGAGTGGGCCACGGGCGCGACGGCGGCATCGCTCCAAACGCAGGTCGAACAGAACGACGACGGTTTCGAAGTGGCGTTCGTCGGCCGGCAGGGGATCGCCGGCGTCGACGGGGGACGTTCTGCGGGCGATGTGCAGGCGCAATACGCCTCCTTCGATGCTTTTCTCCTTGCGATCGAACGATGGGCGCAGGCCAAAGAGGGGCTCTACGGCATTGAGGAGATCGACGCCTACGCCGTGGCGGCGAACGTATGGAGCAAGGGCACGGTGCTCTACCGCGAGGGCGGCGGTACGGAGATTCTGTTCGACCTGTTGCAGCCGGCCGTGGACGACATCGACCGACAACTCTCCGAGCAGCTCGACCGCAGCGTGTTTACGATGTTGAATGAAACAATCAGTGATTATGCCTAAATATAGATTAACACCCGCCATTTCGCTGGCGAGAAACTACAATACGGTCAGAGTCAGCGAAGCGCCGACATACAATGCGGCCGTTGTCAAAGTCGGCGGCTATACGTTGGTGCGTTCGATCATCAACGGTTCGGCCGTATTCCCGATGGACGATCTGTTCGAAATCATCGCACAGGACGGGAATGCGCAAACGACGATCAGCCTCGAAGTAGACGGGCGGGCGATTGCCTCGTCGCCGCTCTATCTGCTCAAAGGGGCGTCGGCGCGCGCGATGACGAACAATGCGCAGGCCGATACCCCGATCAGCTGGCCCCAGCCGTCGAAGATCGTGGTCTTTCCGGCGTTCGATTACAGCGAGCAGATTCTCGTCAACTCCTATACGGGCGCCATGCAGGACTTCGCTTTCACCGATGCCGACAGCGGCCGGCGGGAGGTCTATTCGCGTGTCGATCCCGTGTTCTCCCTTCCGATGACCTTCTTCCGCGAATTCGGAGGCGGCGAGCGGCAGTTGATCGTCTCGACGGGCGGCACGACCGGCGCCGTGAAGAGCGCGCGTCTGACGGTCGTGGTGAATCCTTGCGACAGCGGATCGTTCGTGCGCTGGCGCGATGCAACGGGATTGATGCGTTACTTTCTCTGGCATCCGACCGAGCGCGTCGACGACGTATCCGAAGACGAGACCTTCGAAACGCTCTCCGAGAAACTGACACCCGAACGCCACCGCACGATCACGGCGACCACGACCCATACGCTCCATAGCGGACTGGTCGACCGTGAACTGTTCGACCTGTGCGCATCGATTCTCTCCGGACGGGAGGTGCAGCTGTACGACGCCCGGCGGAAGGTGTGGATCGACGCCTATGTCGAAGACGGCGACATCTCGCGGACGAATGCCTGCATGCAGGACTGCGTGGTAGAACTTTCGATAAAGCACTTGACGCTATGACGAAGGAGCTTTACATAAACGGTCAGTTGTGCGATCTGGAAGATACGCCGTCGCTGATCTTCCAGTCGCCGGTCTTCAACGATCTCGACGTGATCCAGAGCAACCGCAGCGCGGAGATCAATCTGCCGCTGACGCCCCGCAACCGCAAGGCCTTCGGTCTGATCGACCGCATCGACATCTTGGACGATTCGGCGGTATACAGGAAGCATTCGGCAGCGTACTACCTCGGCGGATTCCCGATCTTCACGCGGGGGTATGCGATGGTTACGGACGTAACCGACACGATCAACATCACACTCGTGTGGGGCAACATCGACAACTTCCAGCCGTTGTTCGACGCTTCGCTGCGCGATCTGCGCGAGCAGATCATCGAGGTGGCAGGAGCGGATTATGTCGAGTGGAACAAAGAGGTGCTGTGGGCATTGCCCTCCGATACAGCATTGGCAGGATTTATCCAGATTGATTTCGGGGCAGGACGTAATATCAATTATTCGCATCCGTCCGTACAAGTATCCGCGATCTTGGATGCCATACAGAAATATCACGGTATCACGATAGAGAATATAACCCGTTTGAGCCAAACCAGCGACAAACATCCGATGATCGTTCCGCTCGTGTCGAAAAACTCGGGGCCGGACAGTTGGTATTCGGATCGGTTCGAGGCAAGTTCCGCGCATTATGGTAATTCCGGTTCCAGTAATACCGCGTTAAAATTTAGAGAAATAGTATCCGACAAGCGGTCCATTTTGACAGACCAGAATTATGCGATCGATGTCTCGTCCACAAAGACTATTGATGTATCCATCATTAGCTATTCATCCGCCGTCTTTTTCCCCGGTATGCGGGCAGCATCGGCATCGCCGACGTTAAAACTTAGAGGAGACTCGGGAAATGGGACATCGGAAGTGTTACTATCGGTGAAAGGTATCGACACGGGGGTCGGGATTCGTTTCGGCGTGAAACCCGATCTATTTAATAATGTCGAGGTAAATGTCGAAGACTACGATACAGTTCGATGGATTCTAAGTAACGCCATCACAATTGACGCAACGACAAGTGATGAGTTTACAGTTACAGCGAAATTTATTATCACGCCCCATTTCGACGACATCCAATTCCCCTCTCCGTTTCCGATTGCCGAGAACCTGCCGGATATGACGCACGCGGAGTTCCTGTCGGCATTGATGACAATGGCCGGACTTTTCGCCTATCCGGACAGTTCGGATAGCAATACGATCCACATGATGTCGCCCGATCAGTTCTATAATTCGACGGACACGATCGACTACGACTATCGCATCGTCGATTCGGGAGACAACCGGACACCGAACACGCAAACCGACAGACGAATCGTCGACAGTCATCTCGACGCAACGATTCAGGATTGGAGCCGCAAAGTGATTCTGAATGATCGGGGCGAAATCTGGCGGCCGGAGGGGACGGAGTTCACGATAGGGGATTATGCCCAAACCAACACGCTCGACTACGACAACGACGAGGATGCCGAGATGTTGAACACACAGGGCATCATCTCCATCGACAACGAGAATATCGAGCGGGAGAACGAATTGGTATCGTTGGATTTCTCGGCTTCGACCAATAGAACAGGTTGGAATCCGGATCGCCCTGATAGGCCATTCGCTTTTGTGCCTTGCTATGAGGAACAGACAGTCAACGGAGCAAAGAAGGTAAATTACTCTGCTCCTTCTGCCCGTATTCTTGCCGATGTGAATACGACGATTGAAGACGGAAACGGTACGGTAGGTCGTTACAGGCACGGCCTGTTCCCCCGCACGATGTATTTCGGCGGATCGGAGGGTATCGTGGCGAAACGGTATGCAGACTACCAGCGGATCCTGAAAAAGTTCCGCATGATTACGGTCTACGTCAAACTGAGCGTGGCCGACATCTGCAATCTCGACTATACGCGGCGGGTTTACCTCGACGTGTACGGATGCTATTTCGCCATCTACTCCGTCACGACCGGCGAGGACGGTATATGCGAGTGCAAATTGATTAAACTGTAAAAAATAGAATAGCAATGATTAAAATACCGATAAGAGTAATCACGATGCCTACTATGAGATCGCCGGATCCATCTTTTTCTTTAAAAGGAAGGTTTATATTCTCATTTTCATCTGATTTCAGAAAATGTTCCGTAAGTCGCCGTACATCGTTCGTCATTCCCCAGAGTTTGAAGAAAAGAACGATTTGCAGAATGCCGAATATCAGCATTACGATTCCGATGATTGCATAGATGTCAGCCATGATGATTTGAGATTTGGTTGAGAACAAAGATACGCAAAAACAAGAAACTATAAAATTATGGCTACACAAGATTCGATCGATAAGATTATTAATATTCGCTTCAATTATAAGGAACTCGTTCAGGGTTGGGTAAAAGCCAACGAAGCGATTGAAGACAATAAGAAGATTTTGGCCGACCTCAAAAAAGAGTACGAGACCGGCCAGATTTCGCTGTCCGATTATAAAAAGGCACAATTAGAATTGAAGTCTACCACAAAAGCCTTGACGGATGAACAAAGACAGTATGAAAAAGAGATTCAAAATAACATTAAGGTCGAAAAAGAGCTTGACGGGTCTTTGAATCAACTACGCGCGAATCTGAACGGCCTTATTGCGCAGTATGGAAGGTTATCGGCCGCCGAACGCGAAAGCGCCAGCGGGAAAGCGTTGGTAGATCATATCAAAGCCCAGCGTGACGCCGTTAAAGAGGCGGAGGCCGCAATCGGCGATTATCGTTCGAATGTCGGCAATTATGAGAATGCCATTCAGAACACGCTTCCTGTTGGGAACAATTTCTTGCTGCAACTTGCGCAAACGGCTCAAAATGCGGGAGGCGTTACGAATGTCATTAAGGGTGCAGCAGGTGCCATTGGGTCTCTTGTTAAACAGATGGCGGCATTCATTGCTACGCCTATCGGAGCTGCTATTGCTGCTATCTACGCCAGCTATCAGGCGCTATCGTTTTCCATTCGGGAAGTAAATGCCCGTATTCAGGAGAACGAGGAACTATTCTACAAAAATCAGCGAGCAATGTCGGCCGCAGATGCGTGGAATGCAGCCTACACTAATTCGGTCGATAGAATGGGTGAAGTGATGGTAGAGACGACATCGAAATTCAAAACGTTTTGGACGCAGTTAAAAATCCTTGCGAAAAATGTAATGCGCTCGGGGTTTATAGGTGGTTTTATTAACTTCTTGGGGCAAGGTGTTGGAGCTAATGAATTACAAAAAATATTCGACGAGTTAGCCGCTAAACAGGAAGAACGAAACACCAAATACAGGGAAGGCGTCGTAAGGATTACAGAACTCGAAGCGGAAATAGCGGATGCGCGACTGAAATCGAACGATAAATTGAAAAACTCGGATGCGGAACGTGCAAAATATGCACAGGAAGCAATAGACAAGACGCGGGAAATGTTCGGAATCAAAAAGGACATCGCCCAGTTGGATTTCGAGATCGCGAAATTAAGTGCCGAACCGACTAAGAATTCAGTTGAGACAAACAACAAACTTGCAGAAATGGAAGCGGGGTTAAAACGGCTAGATGCTCAGGAAAAATCCGCTCTGCGGGAATTGCAAGAACGTCTGAATGAAACCGATGCAAAAGCAACCCAAACCGCCAAGACCCGCGCCAAATCCATCAAGGAAGCGAAAGATGCGGCCCTCAAAGCGGAGAAGGATTATTTCCAACTCGTCCAGCAGATGCGTACCAAGACGAAAGAGAGCGAGTTAAAAAGCATTTCTGAGCAAAACTCGGTTGCGAAAAAATCGGCAGAAAAGCGAATCAGCGAGATCGACATCCTGCTGAAAACCGCCGAAGGAGAGCAGGCGGCGTGGCTCCTTCAAGAGAAAGAGACGCTGAACAAACGGATATTGGCTCTGGACGAAAAGTATCAGAAAGACCGAATATCCGTCGAGGAAAAATACAGCGAGGAGGCGTTGCGCAAGGAGTTGGCGCGTGAGGAAGCGCGCATCAGGGCCCGCCTCGGTATGGATGCCCAGATGGATGCCCTGGCTCGTGCGCAAGTCAAGAACGAGAACTATTCCGACCTGAAAAGCGAGGATAATGGGAAACGTCTCTCCGCCCAGCGGGCGATCGCGCAGGAGGAGCTTCGCATCGCTATGGATAAATACCAGGCACTGCTGAGTATGGACGAATCAACGAAAGAATCTCTGTATGATTCGGATGTTGCATACCAGACGGCCGTTCTCAATGGTGAAATGGCGGTTCAGGATGCGAAATTGGAGACGGCAAGAATTACCAAAGAGCAGGCCGAATATCAGCTAAACACCACATTGACGGCGATGTCGACGATCAGCGGTGCGGCAGCCAATCTGTTCAATACGCTGGCCGAAGATAATGCGGAGTTTGCCGAGTTCGCAAAACTGCTGGCGCTGTTCAATATCGGTGTCAATACGGCGTTGGCGATCTCCGAAGCGATTGCAGGCAATGCCGCGCGGCCGATCAAAATGGCGGCTGCGATTGCGGCTGTCCTTTCCGCTATTGCGCAGGCGTACCAAGTTTTGAACCAAGCCGAGAAACCGGCTACGCCGAAATTTTCCCGCGGCGGTCTTGTGACCGGCCCCGGCACGGGTACGAGCGACAGCATCCCTGCGCGGCTGTCCAACGGCGAGGCCGTGATGACGGCCCGTGCGGTCGTGGATTGGGGGCCGGTGCTCTCGATGATGAACGTGTCGAGCGGCGGCAACGCCATTCCGACGCGGCATCTTCCGGAGAAGAGTTCGGGGATGCGTCAGATGGAACAGATGTTCGAGCGCGTGATGCGCCGGCTTCCGAACCCTGTCGTGACGGTCAGGGATATAAACAACGGTCAGCGGCGGGTCAAGGTGCAGGATGAGACGGCGCGCTACGCCGGACGCAAAAGGTAAAAAACAGCGAAAAGTTCGGAGGAACCCTTCCTGCGTATCCTATATTTGCTTCAAACACGAATTAACCCTTTTATAATAAATTAAAAAAACAATGGCAGAATGTATCAATGATCTGGCAGGCGATATCCTGCAAGATTGCAACACGGTCTATGGGGTGGGCGTCGAGAAGATTGCCTATCTTATCAAGAAGTCCGATCTGGACGAATCGGCGACGACCTACACCAAACCGAAGATCACCAAGATCGCACTCAAATCCGGCAAGAGGGCCTATCGGTTCTCGATTCCCTCCAAAACGCCCTACAACGGGCTGATCTACGAGGATCAGAACGCCGAAATCGGCATCGCCATCAACAAGACGCTGCCGCTGCGTATGCTGGCCGACAGCCCCGCGAACTCGCAGAACATCGAGGCGTTCAAGAACGAGGACTGGGTCGCTATCTACGAGAACAAGGCGAAGGGTGCGGACGGCAGCCAGGCGTTCTGTGTGATCGGCTACGAACAGGGCGCATCGATGCAGAACGCGACGCTCGACAAGTACGGCGACGGCTACAACGGAGGTTGGGGCGGCGACCTGATCGAGCAGAACGCACCGACGCCGCAGATCTTCTTCGACGCCGGCGGTATCGACGCTTCTCGCGCCGCGCTGGAAGCATTGTGTACTCCGGCCGAGTAGGGGGTATGCAACCGTTGGACTGGTACATGGAGAGGTGCGCATCGGGCACCTCTCTGTGCATGGAAGAGAAGAAGCGGATCGAATCGGATTATCGGGAAGTGTTCGGGCGTCCGATGCTTTCCGATTTCAGCGGCCGGTGTCCCAACCGGTTCCGTGATGCGGCCGCGATGATCGCCTCCTATTTGCGGAAGGAGCAGAAAGGCGCAAACGGCGGTTACATGCTCAAATCCGGCATCGTGATCCGCTATCGCGGAAAACTCTACACACACTTGAATCTGACGGCCGCAGCGGCTCGGCATCATCTCAGACAACATCCGTCCAACGTACACGATTTCCTGCGTCTGGGCGATCTACCCAAAACCGAATGACACTATGGCAAATTATAAGATCAAAGACTTACGGCAAGCTCAGACCCTGAACGGTGCGGTTGCGTTGGAGATTCAGGACGGGGATAGCACATCCACCTTCGCCACGCTCGACCAGATCGCCGAGTTTCTGGGGAACACAACCCCTGTGGTGTTGTTGACCAAAGCCGGTCCCATAGACGACAGCTATCTGCCCGATATGTCTGCCTCTGAAATCGCGGCAGCATACGATCGGATCGTTGCGGATCCGATTCACACGGTACCTATTGTCAGGATTCCCGATAACGGAGGACAATACCTCGTACCGTCAGGATATGGAGTGCATGCCGATACGAAGGCCGTCATCGGATATTATGCATCGCAGACATACGTGCTCCCGTCCAGTCTTACGTTGACATCGGAAACATTTACCTTATCGAGACTGCCGTATACGGCATCATCGATGGAGTGGGCCGATCTGCTCAACAACACGGCCCTTCCCTCCGGTTATCTCGGCATCGATAGCGACAGTACGAGCGAAGAGATCAGTGCGGCCGTCGGGGGTGTAGACGCATTCAGAAAATTATGCTCGAAGTTGCTCGGGCGAAACTGTATCGTCGTTGTGTCGACCGATCCCGCTGCGGCGAACAGGAGTGCATCTATTCCTGTGATAGTAGATGTAAATAGGAGTGTTGGTCTGCCACTGAAAATAAGACTCAAAATCGAATATATATCTTCGGGGAAATACATTGCATTGACCATTACAGAGTCAAGAGGCACCTTTTCGGCGATGCGTACCTCTGTGTCCGTATCGGATATTCCCAATGCACTTGACGTCCTCGCCGCGTCGGATTGCAGCCTCGAAGCCCGGGTCTCGACCCTCGAACGGACGCTCGCGGCCGTGCTGTCGGGCGCTGCCGTGATCCCCGCGTTGCAGGTCAGGGAGCTGGGCGTGTGGGGTTCGAACAACCTGATCCTGACGGGCAGCGGCGCCCCGGCGAAAGCGCCCGACCGTGCGGGCCAGCTCTACATCGACACCGCCTCGGGCGCCGTCTACAAATCCACGGGCAACGCGGCCGTGTCGGATTGGAAAAACCTCTAAAACCTCGATACCATGTCACAAGTAAATAAATATGCGGATCGTGCGGCGTATGCCTCCGACACGAATCGTCTGTCGACCCTCTCGGCCGTCTCGCTCATCGCGAGCGACAACGAACTCATCTACGACGGTGTGAACGTCGTCGTGGGCAAGGATGCGGCCGCCGCGGGCGACTGCGCGGTCTACGACAAGACGGCCGGTGCGATCCGGTTCGTCAAGGGTGAGACCCTCTCGGCCGCACAGCTCCCCGAAAGTCTCACCCCGCTGGCCGTCGTCTATGCGCGGCAGGGCGACAGGGTGCTGGTCGTCTCGCTCGACAATCCGACTATATTCCACTGGGCTGCTTCTTACGAGGTCGCCCTGTCGGGCTTCGATCTCTCGGCCGGCGGGACGATCGTATTGAAATTCGCCGACACACACAAAAAAACGATCACCTATACCGCCGGCGCCACGCTTTCCGACCTCGCAGCAGCTGTCAATACGGCATTGAGAACGGGCAATGTGAATCTGTCCATTCCCGATCGCGGCGGCTGGTCGGCTGCGGCGGACGAGGCGACAGGGCGCGTCGTTCTCACGTCGAACGGCTATGTGAAATCATGGACGACGATCGAAGCGGTGAGCGGGGCGACACTCACGACACGGACTGACGACACGAACTATCAAGTAGCCCTTACGGGACTGCTGCTCGACGAGGGTCAGACGGTCGAATACGTTCGACGCAAGAACGGCGTGAGTAGTACGCGGGCGGGAATGAATTCCGAAATGTTCCTGCAATATTACTCAGCAAACGGTACCGTCCCGACTTCGAACGTGCCGCTCGGTTCGGCGACGATCGTCAATCAGGCATCGTTCGAGACATCGGAGTTCTGCGCCGAACTGCGCGCAACATATCCGGATTATGCGTCGTATCTCTTCGGCGAGCACATGGCTCAGTATCCGAGCGCTTACGGGGCGATGCTGCGTGACGGCAGGACGAACACAGCGAAGATCGGCCGCCTGCGTTTCATCGATATTTACGGTCAGAGCAAACCCTGTTATCCGGCCGCAGCGGCCGCACTCGAATACGGCGTCGCGGTCGAAGGTGCGACGACAGGACTCGAAGCGGGCGGCTGGTGGCTGCCGTCGGTCGAAGAACTCTACCTGCTCCTTCACGACCGCGTACTGACGGCCGACGATGTGGAACGCGACCCCGTGAACCGCACGCTGGTGCGTCTCGGAAAGGCGACTTTATTGGCAACCGTCACTTCTTACTGGACGAGCTGCGAAGGTGCTCTCGGCGCTGTATTCATCAGCTATCGTTCCGAAGGCGTTTTGTATTCCTACGTCAGATGTATAAGGCAGTATGTGCGGCCCGTTTCCGCCTTGTAAAACGAAAACTATTATGAACATGGAAGAACTGCAAAAGAGAATCGACGCTTTGCAATCGCGGCAGCTGGCGCTGCGTGCGATCATGGCCTCCTCGGACGAGCGGGCTGCAAAATGTTTCAAAAACGGAATGTCGTTCCGCGAAACATACCCCGACGATTTCGCGCGATACCAGGAGGCGAACGACGAGTACAACCGCAACGAGATGACCCTCGCAGAGCTCGAAGCCGAGCGGATGGCGCAGCGCGAAGAGGTGGAATCACTGCATGTACACGACGCCTAACCTTTGAAATCGCTATGGAATATCTCCCCGCAATCATCAGTGCCCTCGGGACTATTATCGCTGCGTGGTTCGCCTATAACCAGTACAGCAAAAACAAGCTGACCGACCTGAAAATCGAGAAGTTCAAAAAGGACGAAGAGACGAAAAGCATCCGTCGGGCCGACAATTCGTCTATCGTGTACGGTGAGTTGTGGAGCGTCCTGCACGAGTTGGATGCCGATCGGGTCTATATCGTACAGCCGCATCCGCTCGGCAACGAAAGCCTGCTGTCCGTCTATTACGAGGTCAAGCGCAAAGGGGTGGAACCGATGAAACCGCACATGCAGGGCCTTCCGATTTCGGAGGTGCCGAAGTTCAGCAGCGATCTGGTGAAGAACCTCTTCCTCTACATCACGGACATCGACGAGCAGGTGAACGACAAATATGCGAAGTCCATCCTTTCGAGTTACGGATGTCGGGCGGCCATCATCAAACGGCTCAACGACAACCGCTACGACTGGATAGGCAGCATCTTCTGCGAGTTCACCCGCCCGCTGTCCGTATCGGAGGAGAATGCGCGGGAGATCATGCATACGGCGGCCATGAACATCCAATACCTGCTGCCCGAGTATCGATAACGTATGAATCGCTTCAACCTTAATACTGTAAAAACCATGAAAAAGCAAGTCGAAATCGCGCTCTGCGTGTCGGCCGCCGTCATTGCGCTGGTCGTTCTGTTCAACCTCCTGCCGAGCGGCATCCGCACCACGGCGACGCTCTGCGCAGGATTCGGGGCGGCCGCAGGAGCCGCCGCAGGCTGGCGGGCAAAGATGTGGTATGACCGAATGAAAGGATAGGTATGGCAACGTATTTCACCCTTTCCGAATTGCTGCGTTCCGATACGGCCGCAGCGCGCAGCATCGACAACGCGCCGTCGCACGACGTCATTCGCCGGCTCAATGCGCTGATGGACGAATGTCTCGATCCCGTGCGCGAACTTTGGGGCAAGCCGATCGGCGTGAACAGCGGCTACCGATCGCCGGCGCTCAACGCAGCCGTCGGCGGAGCTGCGGCAAGCCAGCACATGAAGGGCGAAGCGGCCGACATCACCACCGGCAGCGTCGCGGATAATCTGCGGCTGTTCGAACGCATCGCAGCCAGCGCGATCCCCTTCGACCAGCTCATCGACGAGAATCGGGGCCGCTGGATCCATATTTCATACCGTGCCGACGGGAAGAACCGAAGGCAGGTGTTGCATCTGTGAGACGACTGCTCGCATACTTGTTGGCCGTGCTCATCGTCGGTTCACTGTTTTTCGGCTGGGGCTACCGCCGCGGGGCGGCTTCCGTCGAAATGTGCGACAGCACCGTTACCCGATGGGTACAGTGGCCGGTTCCCGTGTACGACACCATTCGGGAACCTTATCCGGTCGCGGTGCGCGAACCGGCCGATACGGTGTGGAAATACATGAGTGTAGATACAGCCGCAATTATCGCCGACTATCTGCTCGAACGGGATTACCGGCTGGATTTCTCCGCCGATTCGACCGGAACATTCCTTGTCGATGCAACCGTAGGAGAAAACCGGCTGTTGCGGGCTTCGGCCATAGTAAAGCCCGTTGTCCGTGAGATTACGGTTACAAAACTGCATACCGAGGTGCGGCCGCCGCGCTGGGAAACGGGACTCGCCCTCGGAATCGATCCATACAACCAGTGGGCGGGCATCTACGGACGCTATACGAGAGGCCGATGGAGCGGTGAGGTCATAGTAGGGTATGATCCGATCCGGGAAAAACAATATGTCGGCACGAAAATAGGATGGGCCGTGTTCCGATAACTCGTTGCCGGAATTATTTCCCGATTCCGCTCCAATCGAAAAGATTCATTACGGCTTTGTTGGCGTCGAATATGACACGCCAGTTTTTCACGAGGTAAATATCGGTGACTTTCATGGATGTGTCAACGTGATTCAACGCTTCATGAATCACGTATTTGTCCAGTCCGGCTCCGCCCTCCTCTCGGGGAGTCCGTGCTATGGTTGCCCAGGAATGCCGCGCAGCGTAGAACGTCAGGCCATCGACGCCTATCGCCTCGCCGACATCTTTCAGGCCTTTGTTGATCGCTTTGTTCAATGACACGCGATCTTTGTATCGGAGGTAGAAGTAAAGCAGCCGTTTCCCCGTCTTATCCGAATAGCGAGCGATCAGAGGGCTGACGCACGGCTCTATCCGAACGTGCATTTCTGCACGGTCCGTGCGGCGGGATGCGGTTTTTTGCCGGAAATACACGATCTCGTCCTTCCTGGCCGGCGGGAAGGTCAGCAGATCGGCGCTGTTCATCCCCATCAGTGCGAACGACAGGAGGAAGCAGTCCCGCGCCATCCGAGCGCGTTCGTTGGCGAGTGGCGGCAAGTCGATTATCTGCTGTATCGACTCCGCGGAGATGGCTCGTTTGGCCGTCGGCGCGGGTGTTTCGAGGCGCAAGTTTCTGAAAGGGTTGCCCAGAATATTCATTTGGCCGAGTTCTTCATCGTTGAACTCTTCCTTCGCGCGGTTATAGATGGTTTTGATGCGCGAAATATACAGAGACAGCGCCCTGTTGCCCTTGTTTTTGGTTGCAGCTTCACCTTTCTGCTTTCGGTTGGCGCCTCGTTGCGAAGGCTCCGATTCGATGAATTGCACGAATCCCTTGATGAACGGTGCCGTGATTTCGCTGATGTCGAGCGTATCGCGGCCAATGTATCGTTTCAGCGCGTTGAGGGCTGTCATGTAAATCGACGCCGTACCGGAATTCATCCGTGCCGCTTCCTGCCTCATATACGCTATGAAATCGAGCCGGAATCGCTCTCCGCCTTTCAATCCTGATTTGATGCGTGCGACGAGTTCGTCGACCTCCATTTCCTCGACGGCGTATCCCATGTCGTTGCAGAGGTCGATGCAATCTTCGACCAGTTCGCGGCATTTGCGGCTGAGTTTTTCATCCTTGATTTTCAATCCCCGCGTCAGATCATCGGGCAGCGCATAGAGCGTCGTGCTTATCCAGCGGCTTTTTCGGTGGTGGGTTATGCGCAACTTGATATTGTAAGTACCGTCTGCGCGTCGCTGGTGGGAAAAGATACAGGTTCGGAAGGTCGCCATAGCTGAACAACATTAGAACAACAATTGCAGACAAATATATACAGAAAGTGTCAAAAGTAAGCGATTTCGATGTGTAAATATTTGTTGGAAAGAAGCCGATAAGACGACAAAAACCGCCTCTCAATACTTTGAGAAGCGGTTTTTTCTTTCGTGATTCCGTTGGGATTCGAACCCAAGACCCACAGCTTAGAAGGCTGTTATAAACAATTATTTTATTTGCTGTTTACTAAATGTTTACGATATTTATTCGAAAATATTCGAACAACATTAGGATAACATCTGCATCGATCAAGTATAATCTGTCTATTTTTTGAACCCGATTGGCTGAGGAGATTTGCGTGCCTGCGGAACCTTCACGGAGAGTGCCGCAATTGCCTCGTAGATATTGTCGAGCTCCTTACGCATATCCTCCGATAGATCGCTGACCGCTTCGGCGTTGTCCTTGCCTGTCTGCTCCAACAACGCCAGCCGTGCCCGAATTTCGGCCAATTCTGCCGTTACTGTCGTCGTGGTCATGATGTAGTTGCGCATCGCTACGAAAGCCCGCATAATAGCCCTATTTACCCGTATGGCTGTCTCACTGCGCAACACGCTCGAAAGCATTGCAACCCCCATTTCCGTAAAGGCAAAGGGCGGATATTTGGGATACTTGCCTCGTCCGTCGATTTCTAAGATCACATTTTGTGACCTTATTCTGTCTTTCAATGCGTTATACTCGTTATCCGAGAGTTCAAACATAAAATCGTCGCCTTCGAAACGCTCAATATTGCGTCGTACCGCCTGTTTGAGTGTTCGGGTCTCCACTTGGTAGAGTTCCGCCAGATCGAAGTCCAGCATCACACGCTGGCCCCGGATTTCGTATATCTTGCTTTGGATGGGTTGCAGTTCCATGAGGTATTGTTAAAATGCTATCGCAAGGGATAAGCCTGCCGGAGAGTCGAGACAAGCGTTATCATCCTTGATGAAAAATGGTTTTTACTTTTGTGATTGTATTTGCATTTTGTATACTATCTGGCATCTCTATTCCAATTAACTCATATAACTTTTTATATTGGGTGATTTTTGCGTTTGCATATTGGGTAAACGCCTGTTCCGTATATCCAACTTTGTATAGTCTATGAATATCCTCTGAAAAAGATTCAATTAAATATTTACTTATCATTTCTGGAGACTCGCCTTTCATCAGCATCGTAGAAACCATCCAATTTCGGCCTCGTTGCGGTTCTTTTACCACAGAAATGCAAATCTTCTTAATGTCATTTGTCATCCTCCATAATTTGAAGAATAATATAATTGACAAGATACCCACCGCCCATACAATTAGCATCATTACAAAAAAATCTTCCATATCTTATAGTTTTAAAGTTTAGATTAATAGCATTACATCGAATTGATCACCCCATCATCCACATCTATCACATTACTTTTTATGAACCCACCTGCCGATTTTTCCGTTCGAAGAATCGAATTCAAGATAGTTCATTCCGAATATGCGAGCATCTGTAGTGTAGTGGTAATTCTTTATATAATAATTCCCATCTATATTTTCATAGGTAAAGGTGAAATAGGCAACAATATGGAATGCGTCAACTCCATAGTCTTGCGGTCGCTCTTTTAAATAATTCCATTCTTGTAGTAGTGACAAAGATGGTAATCTGGTCTCTTCAGGTGTTTGACCACCATACCCTTTATTGTCTATGAATTCAAGAGAACATCTATTTCCCGATTCATTGATCTCGTATAACGATCTCCAAACTGGAAATCCGTAGGTTTTATCTTTTCCTACATATCGAAAAGGTTCATTATATGATTTCCCATTTTCATGATACGGAAAATACTCTTCGAAAGATTCGTTGGATATAGTGATGACAGTCTCCTTTTCGCAACTGATCGCACTAATCGAAATCAAAAATAGGAGCAAATAAATTATAATGCAATTATATTTCATGTTATACAAGATTATATTGCAATACGGGTGGCAAAAAAATCAAAATCGGAATCTCAGTATCAATGATTGTAAATGTCGCCGAAACTTGATTCGACAAATACCACTTGAAACACATTTCCTTCCCGGAATCCCCAAAATACATGATTGTCTCCAGTGGCACGAAAAGCCATCAGAAACCCGACGTCGCGTGTCAAATTCAATTTTTTTCTCTTAATGGAACCGATCGAAATCTTCTCCCATCCGAATGCGTGCCGTTGGGATGTATTGACGGTATTCCAATCGACACAGCATATCTTCTTCAACCGTTGTAAGAAATCGATGAAGAAAGTCGGCTGTTTGCAATCGGTATAGCTCACATCGTGAAGGTGGCCAAATCCGAAGGATATGCGGCTATCCTTCCCGATGTAGCTTTGTGCCGGACTTTGTTTCTTGACGCTCATTGTCGTTGCAGCCGGTTACGCTAACTGCTTGTGGAAAAAATCCCGCATCTTATCCTTGCCGATCACATGACCGACACCCGTAGGAGTCGTGCGCCACGGAGTTTCGCCGTGCGTTTTTTCCATAAGCCCTAAGGCTGAAAAATTAATATAGGCGGTAAACACATCTTGAAAGAGCGATTCTTCCTCGTCCGATAGCATGAGAGGTTGATCCGTTTCGGGTTCGATACCGCCCGCGCCGAACTTCTTGAAGTGGTCGTAGACGCACGGAACAACAGGCCCGTACATCCACGCTTCAATGTCTTCATCGAACAGGGGAGTACCGAATGCGGCTAAATGATACCCTTGCTGATAGTAAAGCATCTTTTGCAGCTTCATGTTCGACATGAGTTCTCCGCCGTCGTAGTCGGTAGCACTGGCTAACAACTTGTTTGCAATCGCTAATACCGGATAAGACATGATAAACGTGTTTTAATTGTAGTACAACAAAAATAATAACTTTTTATTTCGTTGCTACGGCTATTTCAACTCGGTTTTACCCGTTTGTTTGTATAAATAAATGATTTTATCGTATTCCTTATTGCAATCGAAATTTACTCGGTTTCTGTGCGAAATACGTGGGGGGGGGATTTTTGAACTCCTGTCGCAGAGCGGTCTATCCCCTGCATCCGCTCGATCACGCCGATGAGCCGCGAGTTCTGATCCAACGCTTCGGCCAACATCTCACGGTTCTCGCGGAAAGCTGCGATTAATTCTTTCATTTGCATATCTTCTTCGTTTGAGTTAGGTTCTTTCGTTTCGGAATTCAACATCTCACCTTCGCCGGTGAGAAGCCATGTAATATCAAGATCGGGAAATTCAATAACAATTTTATTTATCGTGTCCGGTTGAAAGGATTTTCGCATTGCTCCGATATATCCCGAAGATAATCCGACTCGCTTGCAAAATTCTGATTGCGTAATCTTGCTCTTTTTTAGATAATGTATAATTCGCTCTTTTACAGTATACTTCTTGGGTTCTTTCATCTTTTTAGGTAGATTTGTTGTTTTTTATTTGGATAATAAAAAATAACGTTATATATTTGCATTGTTAAGTTCATAGAGCGGTAACGGTTTCGATAACCGAACGAATAATATTAGATGCAAATATAATGAAGAATCAAGAGATTACAAACAAACTGACCAAAAAGAAGATCCGATTCATCGATGTTGCGCCAGCGATAAAGAAGGAGATCGCCGCAGAGCTGGGGTGTACGGTTGACACTGTGAATAACGCATTGAATCTCACATACCCTACCTATGGCGAACAGCCGGATCGCATCCGCCGGATGGCTCGTGAACGCGGGGGATTCGAGAACACCAAAATCAGGTGGGTGCGGGAATAACAACGGATGACAGGAGAAATTTAGAGAGGGCGGAAATTGCCCGCCCTCTCACGGTCAGAAGCTATCTACGCACAGTTCGAACCGTAGTTCTCACAGTCGTGCGAATTTGCGTTCTGACACGAATTTGAATCTTTGCCATGATGCAAAATGTTTAGAAAAATGAAACATTAGGGATAAAACCCTTCACCCGCTTTGGGCTAAGCCGTGAATACCCGCATCGGGGATTGCATTTGACAAGATTCGAAGCAAATATAGCGAATTTGACCGATTTCTCCTGTTTTTTAGACTATGAAAACAGATATGATATTGACGCTCCGCGAGCATGGCGGGATAGAAGGAATGAAGTAGAATTTTTGATTGAAGGTTAATAGAGCAATGAACATCCGAGATATACAGAATGCGCTGATCGAATCGGCCGATCTCGTGGCTTTGGCCGTGTGCCGTCGCAATGCTCCGAAGTCGGACATGATGACACGGCGGAAATTGTACGAGAGCTATCCCAACGATTGGCTTGACTACCATATCAAGTCGAAGCGCTCCTGAAAGCCGAGAAGATCGACGGGGCAGGATTGAAATGAAAGCCCCCCGAAGCCGATGGTGTTCATGATTGGTGTTTTTGAGATTAGGGTGTTTTGCGGCTTCGGGGCTTGGCAAAGGTTTGCGCGCCTCCAATGCGCATAGGCAATCAGTGTGATGATTCCTCGCTGTCCTCCGTGAGGCTCGCAGCAGGACGACGGCCGGGAAAGACCGGCAAATGGTGTAGTGGCGGAATGGTAGACGCACACAAAAAGATGGGCTGATAGTGGTCGGGCAACGCAAGTTGCGGAGGACGCTCCTCGGAAAGCAGCCGTGCAGGTTCGAATCCTGCCTACACCACAACGATAGCCACCCGCAGAGGTGAGGGGTTTGGTGCTCTGGCAAAATCACCCCAGCCCGCAAGGGCAGAAAGAGTATCGGGTAGGCCGATAATACCCAAATCGGCGGGTCGTGGGCAAGACTCGAAGAGACAGCCCCGCGACGGCGAATAGCCGAAGCGCAACAAACCGGCACAGGCTCCGAAGCTGCGACGACATGAGCGGCGAGGACCACCAGGACAAATGAATCCAGTGCGCCGTGGTGTAGGGGCAACACGTCACCCTTTGGAGGTGAAGTCGCAGGTTCGAATCCTGCCGGCGCGACAAAATAAAAAAACAAATGAAAAAAGACGAACTTCTCACGGTTTTCGGTACGCACGATATCCGTACCTTACCGGAATGTATCATGAGCCTGCTATTCGGGGATCAGGAAGTCCGCGACGACGTATTTCGCGAACTTATCCGCTGCCATGCAGGCGATCTTTCCTACGATTGGTTTCAAGAGGTCTACGAAGAAGATTTATCCGAGCGGCGGAAGAAGGGTCAAGATTTCACACCTCGGGAGGTCTCTATGCTTGAAACGCAACTTACCGGTGCGCGCGAAGGTGTTATCCACGAACCTACTGCGGGGACAGGAGGGCTCATTATTCAGTATTGGTGGGAGCTGGCATCGAAGCAATTGCCTTGGCGTTTCAAACCGCACACCTGTATATTCACATGCTGGGAACTCTCAGATAGATCGATTCCAATTCTACTGTTGAATATGGCTATTCGCGGTATGATGGGAGAAGTGTTCCATGGGGATGTTCTCGAAAATGTGGCCAAAGCCCGTTATGTGCTTCTTAACGAACAGAATGATGGGCTGGCATTTTCGGATATCGTTCGTGACGATCGAGTATTGAGTTATACGCATGCTAATCACGTGCATAAGCCAATGCAGCACGACTTATTCGATTAAAAAGGAGGATTTATGAAATTCGATGTCATAGCACAAGAGTGGTTCCACTCCAAGGTAGGACTTGTGAAGGATAGTACCCTGTCTGCTTATTATCAACAACTTCGCAGCCATATTCTGCCTTACTGGAAAGACATGGATGTGGAGTCATTCAAAAAGAATGATGCGCAGCTATTCATCGGCCAAAAGTTTCAAGAAGGCTTGTCGATGAAAACGGTGAAGGATTTAGAGATTACATTAAAACAGATTTTGCTATATGCCGTAGATGAACACGACATGAATGTTCCCACTGCTTTTAAGTTGAAATATCCTACGGCAAATCTGGTTTCCAAGAAAGAGGAGCTTCAGATTTATAGCCTCGACGAACAGAGGCGGATTGTACAATATTTCAGAGAGCATCCTTCTTATCGCACACTGGGAGTAGTTATTGTAATATGCACGGGACTTCGCATCGGCGAGATTTGCGGTCTGAGGTGGTCAGATATATCGTTAGAGAGCAATATGCTGCAAGTCAACCGTACTGTTGAACGGATTGTCGATTATTCAACTGGCAAAACCAAGGTTGTCATCCAGTCCCCGAAGACGATCAACAGCCAACGTTCCGTACCTTTTCCGAGTTGGCTTGCAGATATCCTGATCTCCTTTGCTGCGCCTTGTCGTTCGGACTATTACGTGATTTCCGGTTCGGATAAACTCATCGAACCGCGTACTTATCGCAGCTATTATCGGAATTTATTACTCAATAAGATAGGTTTATCGCGGTGTATCAAATTTCACGGATTGCGACACACGTACGCTTCGACACTGATTACCAACGGGGCCGATGTGAAAACGGTAAGTACAATGTTGGGTCACAGCACAGTCTCGACGACATTGGATATTTATACGCACTCGACATTGGAGTCTCGTCGAAAGTGTGCAGAAACGATCCTAATGAAATAATGCCGAGAGATGTCACCGCAAGTATCGAGACAATTATCAGCAACCATAAGTAAGTATTATTCCAGATGGCTTAATGCTTGCCGGCGCAAATCGGCATTTATTGGGATGGATTCCTATGCGGAAGATTTCCTGCATGATGCGTTGTTGTTGTTTCTCCGAAAGCCGGAGAAGCATATTCAATCAGTATTATCTGACGAATCCCGTGGTGATAATCATCTATACAATCTCATTTTGTCGATGATAGACCATAAAACAACTGATAGTGTCCGGGCCAGACGGTCGTTGTTCAACATTGATGACCAATATAAAGATCTTCCGCTATCCGGAGATGATCAGATAAGATGGGCAGAGCTGTCCGAAGAGGATTATGCTCGATTTCGTGAGGTATCATGCAATTTAAGAAGCGACGATTTTCTCATACCTCTTCCTAACGGGATGTATGTTCGTCCAACCCAAGGATGGGTCAGCGGGTGGGTACATAGCTATTCGATAAAAAATAGAAGATACACGTATTGGCTGTACAGCGCCTTCGTGGGATCGCGCAGCAAGGGAGAGCACCCACGAAGATTGAAAACATCGTCGTCACGTCACGAGGCATATATGGCGTTGATGGAATACAACAAGCCATAATTTTTTTTGCAAATTCAAAATGAATCGCAGAACAAACTATTTTATTTCGTATATTTGACAAGACGAATAAATTGAACACGATGCAAGATGTCAGGCTACATATTCATATAGAAGATACAAAACCAATGGAACTGCTGGATTTAACCGGATCTTTGATTTCATTGAATAATCAATATGTGTCCTACTTAAAGAAACATCCGGAGCAAAATATCAATAGCGAAGCCAAGCTCTATGTTAAAGAGATTCGTCAAGGATGCGTTATTGTAGAACTTATCGATACTTTGGCAGTTGCTGCATTACCATTCATGGAAAATGCGAATTCGATCATTGGTTTTGTAGGATATTGCAAAGATGCGCTAAGCTACTTTTTGGGTAAAAGTACGAAGAACCCTGATTTGACAATTTCCGATTGTCGGGATTTCGGGAATATTGTGAATCCGATTGCCGCAGATAATGGAGCTGTGATCAACATAGGCACATATATCAACGGCGATATCAAGATTGGATTGAGAACCGATAGCGTCGAGTCGAACGCAATACAAAATGCCGTAAGGAAAGAAATCGAGAAACTATCAGTGCGAGAACAAACCGATATTCACAAGAATGTGCTTATGACATGGCAGCAAGCCAGCAGCGATATAAAAAACAATGCAAAGAATCGGGGCGTCATCGACAGCATTCTCCCCGGACGGGCCATGAAGGTGTTGTTCGACGATGAGGAGGTGAAGCGGGAGATGTTGTACGGCGAAGACAATCCGCTTACGTCGGTGTACGTTGTAGATGTCAAGGTTGAGACCTCGCAGGATAAGCCCGTAGCTTACTGCATCGTGAAGCTGCATGAGGTGTTCGAGGCATAGTAATTCTTGATTCAACTTTGAAAAGGCGTCGAATTCGATGCCTTTTTTCATTTCTTTTTTTGCAGTTTCAAAATGAATCGCTATATTTGCAATGCCAAACTTTCCACTTCGTGTAAGCGAAGTACATAATCTTTAAGCCTTAGGGCGAGTTTTCGGGCACTTCCTTTTGCGAAGTGGAGAGTTTGGCGACTTTTTGAAGGCTCGCCCTTCTTTTTATGTACTTATATCAACTTTCAGACCCATGCCAAACCTCTCTGAAAGTAGCCGACCCGCGAAGAACAGTAGCGGGGCTACATCTGTACCTTACCCGTACAGTCATCTCACGAAAGCCGACCTTATCGGCATTCTTCACGGAGCTACATCTAATCCGCTCTCTGCTGCGCATTTCTACCGCTGTGCAGCAAGTATCGTCTTTCGTTGGTGCGACAACGTTATTACCGGAGGTTTTGCCTCGGTGCATAGCGTTAAGGATCAGTTGTCATCACTGGAAAAACTTTACAAAAACCGATAGTCATGGATTCATTCGAATTGAAGCCCGCGCCTCTCTGGAAGAGAGTGGCCGGTTATTTCTGGTGCATGTGGTATAAACGAGTCCATACTCAGCGTCGCAAACGCGATCTGTTCATCTATCGAGAGCGCAAACGTCTCTCCGAACCGCAAGTGTTATGGCCGAGCTTGTGATCCTTGTTCTTTTCTCGTGTGCGATCCTGGCCGCCTACGGGTTTGCGGCCGCGCACAGAGCATATTTCGAACGGAAGTTTAACGAATTCTTCAACGAACGATGAAAAGCAATGTCATCATGACCCGCCCGCTGGGTAAATTCGAGGTATACCAACGCACGAGAGACGGCATGTTCAACGCGACGTCGTTGCTTGCGCAATGGAACAAAGCCAAGAACAGCAACAAACGAATACAGGACTTCTTTGAAAATCAGAACACCAAAGATTTCATCGAGGCGCTGATGGAGGAGGAAAATTTAAAGGTGCCAAATTTGGCATATTTAAAAACACGCGGCAAATACAACGGCGGTACATGGATGCACCCGTACCTGTTCGTGAAGTTTGCGATGTGGCTCAATCCCCGCTTCGAGGTTAAAGTCGTGAAATTCGTTTACGACCAGCTGATCGAGTACCGGCATCATGCGGGCGACAACTACAACGTACTTGCACGGTCGATCGCCGCGCTTCCGGATGTGGATTATTCTCAGGTTGCGCGGGGTTTGAACTGGATCGTCTTCAACAAGCATGAACGCGACATCCGGAACACGGCATCGCCGAATCAGCTTCGGGCGTTGGACGACCTGCAACGCAAACTGGCTTTCTCGGTCGATATGGGGTATATCCGGACGTTCCCCGATCTGATGAACTCCATGCGGAGAATCTACAATCGTCAACATGCAAAATTCTAAGAGGGAATGAAAACGCCAAAAGAAGAATACGCGGTTTATCCGAGTTTGAGTGTACCGGCCCGTTACGGGTATGACCTGCACACGAAGTCGAAAGACGAGCCGATTGTGGTGGTCTGCGGTATCGAGGAACCGAAAATACATCTCGTTCCTTCCGAACTGCAAGAGTTCGCCAGACAGATTAACGAAGCGATCACCCATGATCTCGGGCTGGAATCCGGAACCTGCGAGGTTGAATATAGAGGTCTGACGGCTTCGGTCGATTTCTACGCGGAATACGAATCGCGCATCGGCGGCAGCCACGACGACGGCAGTGTGGAGCGCTACGCCGAATACACGGGCGACAGGGTATGCGTTCGCGTGGTATATGACCAATATGGCCGAGAATATCCGGACTATGCAATAATCCTTGAAAAGCAACTCAACTAACCAATCTGTCACACATGAAAACGAGAATCGAAATCTACGAGATCGCCCGTCCTACGAATATTGTAGCGTCGGGGAGTTGGAGCCGCAAGTTGCGGACGCACGAGATACGCAAAGAGATCGCGTACATGATGCGCCATCTCGATGCGAAGAAGTTTACGCATAGAATAGTCGAGGAGAAGTAGGATATGGAAACACGAACTATCACCCCTGAACAAAAGGAGGCATTGGATCGGCGTCTTCCCGATGAAGCTGTATCGCAGCATCCGACGAAGAAGTTCCTGTCGTCTATCAAGTCGATTTATGTAACGGAGCGACTCAACGAGGTATTCGGAGTAGGTTCGTGGCGCGTGGAGACGGAGATCGTCGAACGGGCCGAGCGCATGGTTGTCGTCAAGCTGCGTTTTTCGATCCCTGAATACGGCATCTACTACGAGTGTTTTGGTGGCAACGACAATGTCGATCTGGGCGACGCCTGCAAAGGAGCGACCACGGATGCGCTGACGAAGGTTTGTTCCTGGTTGGGTATCGGTGCCGAGGTATTCAAGGGCAGACAGACCGGCGCGGGGGCGACACCTCAGAGATCTGTGCAACGCCAGTCGGCAGCTCCCGACCCGATACCGGCAGTCGCACCCGTGCAGTCGGCTCCGAAGAAACGGATCACGGCCGATATGCTGAACGATGCCGTCATGCGCGATTCGTTCATGAACTGGGCATATAAGGGTAGTACGACGGTCAAAGACCCGACGAAATTCGATGTCATCGCCTTCCTGCGTCGCAGTTACGATGCGGACGATACGACGGCGGTAGTTTTCGCCAAATTTTACGACGAATATCTAAACAGTAAACAGCAGAAACGATGAACACGCAGCCGATATTGATACGCGAGACGAGCAGCCCCGCGGAGCTGGCGAAGCTCGCCGTCGACGCCGTTACCCGCGGAGACGTCGATCCGCTCGTCGCTTACGAGAATATATCCCGCATGGAGAAGGCGATCGAGCTGTTCAAGAAGTCCGAAGAGGTGCGCGACATTACGTTACGCGAATTGGCCAAATACGGACACGGCAGAACATCCTCGGATTGTACGATCGAAGAGGTAGAGGCCGGCGTCAAGTACGACTACTCGGGCTGTAATTGCCAGGCTTTGGACGACTTGTACAAAATGCGCGATGCGGTCATGGCCGACATCAAGGAGAAGGAGAAGATATTGCGGGCGTTGCCGGCCTCCGGCCTGACGGATCCCGCCACGGGCGAAATTTTCTATCCTCCTGCGCGAAGCAGCAAGACGACACTTAAAGTAACCTTCAAAAAACGATAACAATGGCAGATTTAATCAATGTATCGCTTTGCGTAAGCGATATTCCCAGAGACAAAATCTTCGTCGCCGATAACGGCAAAAAGTACATTTCGATATGCGTTTCGGAGCTTCGCCAGCCGGATCAGTACGAGAATACGCACTGCGTATTCATCCGTCAGAGTAAGGAGGAGCGCGAACGAAAAGATGCGCGCACGTATGTCGGCCGTGGCAAGTCGGTTATCTTCCGTCCTACGGAACCTACACCGGATCAAGTCTCCGATTTGCCCGTAGCGGATAATACGGATGATCTTCCCTTCTGACGATGGATATGCGGATTACTGATGCGGAGGTGCGGGAAGCACTCCGCATCCTCCGCACTTTATCGCGCATCCGCGGGCATACGTTGCTGACTGCAAGGGAATGGGATGCGTTGCGTCGCGGGAGATTATTATTGAAGAAAATCAACAAACGTCATGACAAGGATCGAACAGATACGCAGGGAGGCGCGAGACATCCAGAATCTTCTTGAGTGCACGACGGTCTCCGACATCGATTCGATGGTGCGTCGCTTGGATCAGCTGGGTGTATATTACGCTCGAAGCGGGGCATTGCTGAGCGAGGTGGTCGGAATGCGCGATGCAGCTGTGGCCAAACTGTTTGACGACGAGAGAGAGGCTATTCTTATCCTTTCCCCGTCACTTGCGAACAAACTGATCGGCAGTGCGTCTTCCGAGCTGAATGCCCTTGAAAAGTGGCTGGATCGGATCAATGCGGCGTGCAAGCATCAATGTGACAACCTTCGCACGATGATAAGTTTCGAGAAAGAGAGGATGCGGTTATGAGCTATATAGACCTGATACGCAAATTTTGGCAATTGGATGCAACGTGGCAATTTGGCTGCTGTGAATCGAGGCTTTACTTCTACCTTGTAGAACAAGCGAATCGGTTAGGCTGGCCGGATAACTTCACGCATTCCGACAGAAGACTGTCCGAGAATGTAGGGGCGTCACGCAATGCAATTTCGAGAGCAAAAAACCGATTGGAGCAAGCAGGTTTGTTGCGTATTGCAACGGGTGGACGCGGAAAGGGGAACCGCACAGCTTTTTCATTCGTTGAAGAGCCGAATCCCGAGTCCGGAATCGCTTCAAATGGTTCAATTGGCTTAAATATGAGCCAAAACATGAGCCAAAACATGAGCCAAAAACGGAGCCAAAAACGGAGCCAAAAACGGAGCCAAAACGAAGGCGATACTTCTTGTATAGAAGATAGACTAGACAAGAATAATATTACCCCCTATAATCCCCCTAATGGGGAGACAGTCGTACTACCGCCCTTTTCGGAGAAGGCAGAGGTAACTGACTCCTCCAACACCCACCCCCAGTTCCGCGGCACCCCCTCCCGCGAGTTCTTGGAGTTTCAACAATGGATTTCGGAAAATGCACCGCGAGTCGCGAAAATGAAAGAGCCTTTTTCCGAGGCGCAATTCTCGGCTTTAAAAGAGGCTTATGCTCTTGACTTCATCCGTGACCTATTGCGCGCGATGCACAACTACGAACCCTTGCTGAAACGTAACCGTTCGGCCTATCTGACATTTCTGAATTGGGCACGTCGGCGTAATGAAACGTCGTTGTCCCGTTCGAACACTCGGCATCCGGCTACGACCTACCATGCAAAACCGACTCAACATTATGATGAATTCTGAATATGTCTTACGAAGAAATACTCAAACAACTGCGAACTGAGGGTAATCCGGTTCCATGCGCACGCTTCCGGTTTCGGATACCCGATGCGCGGACGGAATTGAAAAACGCGCTGGTTACTGTGCTGTCGGCAATGGGAGAACGATTGGTATGGCTTCCCGAATACGACAAGGTTGCAGCGTGGTTGTCGGATAACAACGGTAAGGGACTTTTGCTGTTCGGTAATTGCGGACGCGGAAAATCCCTGATAACCCGCTACGCCATTCCCATGCTGTTGCGCAAGTTCGCTAATCGAATCGTTACGGTCGTGGACTGCGGAGCGCAGGACGTATGTATCGACGAGGTATTAAAACGCAAGTTCATCGCATTGGACGATATAGGTGTAGAGGTGGATCGCGTCGAATTCGGTACACGCCGGAATGTGGTAGTCGAGATCGTGAACAAGGTGCAGGATAACCCCGATCGGATGGTTATAGCTTCCTCAAATCTGTCGGGTGAAGGCATCAAGGAACGCTATGGTGACCGGATATATGACCGTATTAAATACCTGTGCTATCGTGTTGCGTTCAATGGAAACAGTCTGCGCAAATGAGGCACGTTGAATCTCGTATACAACAGTCGTTCGTCCGCTGGTTCCGGATGCAATATCCGTCCTATGCACTATGTCTGACGAGTGTCCCGAACGGCGGACTCCGGAGTAAGACCGAAGCCGCAATCATGAAGGCCGAAGGTATGACGGCCGGTGCTGCGGATTTGCTTCTGCTCGTTCCGAGGGGCAAATACGGATCGCTCGGTTTGGAGTTCAAGACACAGGCAAAGGGCAGTCGTCAGAGTGCCGTACAGAGAAGATGGCAGGAATCCTTTGAGGCTGCGGGGAACAAGTATGTTGTAGTTCGCACGCTCGAAGATGCTATTTCTGCCGCAAATCAATACATGAATCCGGATAAACAAATTTACCACAATGGAATCAACGAAACAGATTAAAATCGAAATCCGCAACCGTTGGACGGGCTCGGTCGTATTTGAATACACGAAAGAGGGAAACACAATCACCGAAACGGTTTTGGACGCTATTAGGCGCGGTGCCAACCTGAGCGATGCCGACCTGTACGGTGCCGACCTGTGCGATGCTGACCTGCGCGGTGCCAACCTGAGCGATGCCGACCTGTGCGATGCCGACCTGCGCGATGCTGACCTGCGCGGTGCTGACCTGCGCGATGCTGA